CCCTTGTTGAAGGGTCGGCGGCGGCGGCTAAGGTTCTGTTCCTAGTGAACCCTAACGGCACGACCCGTGCTAAGACGCTCGCTGAGAGTCCTAATGGTGCTATCGCCCAAGGTAACGCTCAGGACATCTCTGTGCTTCAGCTAGAGAAGTTTAATGACTTCCGTGTGGTACAGGAAAGCGTCCAGAAGATTGAGGAACGCCTCGGTCACTCCTTCCTGCTTACCAGTGGTGTTGTTCGCCAAGCTGAACGTGTAACCGCTGAGGAAATCCGTATGCTTGGACAGGAACTTGAGACAGCCCTTGGTGGTCTCTACTCACTCCTCTCGATGGAACTCCAGTTACCTCTGGTCAACCGTCTGATGGAAGTGATGAACAAGAAGAACAAGCTTCCTAAGTTACCCAAGGACGTCGTTAAGCCAATCATCATTACAGGTGTTGAGGCTCTCGGCCGTGGTAACGACCTACAGAAACTTGACCTGTTCCTTGCTGGAGCCGCTCAGGTTGTTGGTCCTGAAGCTGTGGCAGGTCACGTACAGGTATCAGAATATTTCAAACGTCGTGCAATCGCTCTCGGTATCAAAACTGAGGGGCTGGTTAAATCGGCTGAGGAAATGGGTGCAGAAATGCAACAAGCCCAACAACAACAAATGGCGGAGAAGCTAGGACCCGCAGGCATCAAAGCGATGTCTGACCAAGCTGTCGCCGCTCAACAGCAACAACCAAGCGAGGTATAATGGCTAACTATAATTCAACTCAAGTAAATGAACCCAGCGAGGAAGAAAACATCTCGCTCGAAAAGCAGGCAGCTATGCAAGAAGAAGCTGCACAACAACGTAATCAAACCATCGAGAGTAACACCGACGAAACCCCTGCGGAGGAACCCCAAGAGGAAGTAACCGAGGAACGTCCTGAGTGGCTCGATGAGAAGTTTAAATCTCCTGAAGACCTAGCGAAAGCTTACAACGAGCTTCAGAAGAAACAGTCCAGTAAATCAGACAAGAAGGAAGACAAGACCGAAGAAGCCCCTAGCTCTAAGACAGTAGAGGTTATCTCTGGTGCTTCCCAAGAGTTCTCCGAGAAGGGTGAGCTGTCTGACAAGTCCTTTATTGAACTTGAGAAGGCAGGCATCTCCCGTGATATGGTGGAAGCCTACATCCGTGGTCAGGAGTCCATTGCGACCTCTGAGGCTCTGGAAGTGCAGAACGAAGTAGGAGGCAACGCTAACTACTCCGCTATGGCTGAGTGGGCTTCTGATAACCTTAGCGACAGCGACCTAGATGGTTTCAACTCTATTGTTGAGAACGGTTCGGTTGACCAAGCTAAGATGGCTGTCAAAGGTCTCTATGCTCAATTTATTTCTGCGGGAGGTAATCCTCCAGAACTAGCACAGGGTGGCACAAGTGGCTCCTCTGTTAAACCATACGGGTCTGCGGCTCAGGTAACTGAAGCTATGCGTGACCCTCGTTATTCATCTGACCCAGCGTTCCGTGCGAATGTAGAGAAACGCTTGGCGGTATCCAACGTACTTTAACCCCCTTAAACTATGCCTATTGAACTAATCGCAATGCTCGGTGGTGGTGTGTCAGGATTCGTAATGAAACTGATTGCCGCACAAGGAGAAGCTCAGACTCGAAACTTTGAGATGCTCCTTCAAAAGCAGACAGCCGCCGATGAATCTGCCGACAAAGCAGCCGCTCGTGGTGGTGTGTGGATTCGACGTGTATTTGTCTTCTTTGTTCTGTTCGCTGTTATTGTAGCTCCCTTCCTACTCTCATTGTTAGGGACTCCTGTAACCGTAGAGAAAGAAGGACTCGGAGGCATCTTTGGTCTCCTCGGATTTGGTGCTGGTAGCTGGGAGTCTCTGAACGGCTTCGTTCTACTCCCTGAAGTTCGCCAAGCGATGCTTGCCATCATTGGCTTCTACTTCGGCTCCTCACAGGTTCGTTAATGGTTTATAAAGTAACAGCTCTGTTGTTGTTATTGGCAGGGTGCTGTCCAGCATCTACCTCAATAACACTAGAAGACTTCGTTAAGCTTATCCCTAAGTGGGAAGTTTACCCCGACAGTCCTCACGATGTAGTGGGCGACAACGGGGCTGCTTACGGCCATTACCAGATACACAAGGTAATGGTAGAGGATTACAACCGTATAACGGGTTCTAAAGCCTCCCATACGGACGTATTTGACCCAGCGTTCGGGCAGAGGGTCGCGTATGCTGTTCTAAAGCACTACGCAAAGCACATTAAAGCCTCTGGTGTTACACCTACGGCTGACCACCTGCTGTTCATCTGGAACGGAGGAGGCGGTGCGTGGAAGCGCGTAGAGAACCCCATCAACGACAAGAAACAATTTAACCTTAATACCTACAGAAGTAGGGCAACCCCAATCATAAATAATTACATAAATGGCAAAGAGAAAAGGCGTAAGCCTACGGAAAGAACATAAGTCTGAGAGTGGAGGTCTCTCCAAGAAAGGCAGAGACTACTACAATAGTAAGACTGGTTCTAACCTAAAAGCTCCCCAGCCCGAAGGCGGCGCAAGAAAGCGTTCCTTCTGTGCAAGGATGAGTGGAGTCAAGGGTCCAATGAAGGACTCCAAAGGACGTCCCACTCGTAAAGCTCTCGCCCTTCGTAAATGGAAATGCTGATATGAGTCTATACAAAAACATTAATCGTCGCCGTAAACTCGGCATCTCACGTAGTAAAAAGAAATCTACAGTGAGCGATAAAGCCTATTCTAATATGAAGAAGGGCTTTCCAAAAAAGAAGTAACTTTCCGTCCCTAAGCAAGAAGTAGCGTAAGACCCTTTGAGGAGGATAATCTTAGACTAGCAAACCAAGCCCACGGACACCTAACCCCCAAATAATAATCCAAAACTAAGGAAACAAAACTATGGCTAATGGCAACACAAGTCCGTCCCGTTTGGGACAAGTAAACGCTGCTGGTGATTCAAATGCGTTGTTCCTGAAGGTGTTCTCTGGTGAAATCCTAACTACGTTTGAAGAAGAAAACGTGATGAAGGATTTGCACATGGTGCGCACTATTCAGAGCGGCAAATCTGCACAATTCCCAGCAACAGGAATCGCAACTGCAGCCTACCACACCGCTGGCGAGAATATCGCTGACGCTGGTAATGGCTACCTGTCTGCAATCAAACATGCTGAGCGTGTCATCTCTATTGATGATGTTCTCATCTCATCCACGTTCATCGCCAACATTGATGAACTGAAGAACCACTACGACGTCCGTAGCATCTACGCTAAGGAGCTTGGTAAAGCCCTTGCGAAACGCTTCGACCTCGCAACCATGAAGACCCTTGCCGCTGCTGCTCGCGACTCTGCGACCATCTCTGGCGGTCAAGCTGGTTCGGTTCTTGGCTCTGGCTCCTCGCTCTTTGCGGGTGCTAACGCTACTGCCGCTGAGCTTATCGACGCCCTCTATGGCATCGCTGAGACTCTCGATGGTAAGGATGTAACCGATGACGGTCGCTTTGCTCTTCTGAGCCCTGCTGACTACTACACTCTCATCACTGCGGACAACAGCGCGATTTCTCTCGCTGCTAACCGTGATGCTGGTGGTGTTGGTAACATCGCAACTGGTAAGATTGCTCAAGTCGCAGGTATCAACCTCGTCAAGAGTAACCACCTCAGCACTGTCGCTGTTGACGGTTCTGCTGACACTACTGGTGACGGTAGCTCGGCTGTCAAGAATGACGTGTTCGGTGCTAACGGTGCTGGCTACAACGGTGACCTATCTGCTACTCGTATCCTCGCTGGTACGCGTGAAGCTATCGGTACTGTTAAGCTCCTCGACCTCGCTACAGAGTCCGAGTACCAAATCGAACGTCAAGGTACGTTGTTCGTTGCAAAGTATGCAATGGGCCACGGCGTCTTGCGTCCTGAGTGTGCTGTAGAAGTACGCTAATCGCTTAATTCTGAGCCCCCATTGGTTAATCCCTTTGGGGGCTCTTTTTAAATTTAACCCCAATGATTTATGGCTATTAAAGATGACATGGAAGACGTCCAAGAGGCGGTTATCAACGAATTGATTACAGAGAATGGTATCACCAATACTCTTGCAGACGGACAAGTTACGGAGACTAAAATCCTTAACAGTGCAGTCACTACACCTAAGATAGCCGACGGAGCAGTCACAGCCGCTAAGCTCGGAAGCGATGTGAACTTAACTCCAGCAGATGGTTCTATTACACCTGCTAAACTCGATAGAGCTTACCTAGAGTCAACTGGCGGGACTGTTACGATTGATAGCTCAGGTCGGTTACTTCTTGGCACAACCACTGAGGGTCAGTCAACCGCAGATAATCTAACAATAGCAGATTCTGGTCACTGCGGAATTACTTTACGGTCTGGTTCAAGCAGTGTTGGAAGTCTTTTCTTTAGTGACACAACTAGTGGTACAGGCGAATATATTGGTTATGTTCAGTATGACCATGGTGGTAACTATATGAAGTTCCAAACAAACGGCGCAGAGCGTATGCGTATCCAAGCCGACGGGACCATCAAAATATCCAACTCCAGCGCACCCTCAACTCCCTCTGGTGGAGGCGTTATCTACGTCCACAACGGAGCACTTTACTTTAGAGGTTCATCAGGAACCATAACTCAATTAGCTAGCGCATAAAAAATGACAGACGTAAATACTACCTACACTTCCCTCAAGGATGCCATAAACATCGGATTGAGTTGCATCGGTGAAACACCCGTAGATGCACCTAACAACACCTCGACAAACGTCGTCCTCAGTAAACAAATCATTGAGGAAGTCAGTCGTGATGTCCAAAGCAAGGGGTGGTGGTTTAACACTTCTGGAAGTAGCATATCG